AGTCGTGCTTTTTAAACGTGCCAACCAGGTCCTGATCTGTAGCTGAGTTTAGAGTGTACACAGCAGCCTCTCCCTCGGCCACAAACCAGAATTCTGCACGTTGGTCATGCCGTTGCATGCTCAAACACATGCTGGGCATCACAGTAAGTTCTTTGAGTTTGGTATTGGCGCCAACTTCGTGCAACACACGATAGTAGCCCCAGGCACGTTCTGTTCGGGGTGCTTTCCAATCTTGAAGGATCCAACTGCTGGAGTTGGCCTTGTTCTCTCCACCCACACCAAATTGGAAGTCCACGTCGTCAAATACCATTTCGGGAATGTTATCTGCGGTACGATCCCCACCGTTGGCAAATACAAACTTGGTGTTGCGCATGGTGTAATACTCACGGGCCACACGAATGTCATCTATAGCAGTACCATCTGAATCATCAAACTCAATCACACGATCTACCATGTTCAAGTTTTCAATGATGGCTCGGCGTTCTCGCATGGGCATGAATGGGCGCCCTTTTTTGCGGGTGAGCCAGGCATCGCTGTTGAGTCCAACTACCAATCTATCGCCTAGCTTTTTTGCTGCTTCAAAGTAGGCAATGTGTCCAGAATGTAGCGGATCAAAGCCGCCAGTGACGATTACAATTTTCATGCGGGTATTTAACCAATATAATAAACACACCACCAAAAAACTACCCATGCTTCGAGCAAGAACAAGAAAAAAAAGATTTCTATTTCTTCTAAATCTTGTTGCCAACGTTCTTCGTCGGACATGTTATACTGTGATATCTTCCATGCCAGCCGCTCTGAGCCTAACAATGTGCCCGGCCATCCACTGTTTGCTGTCTAGACCTTTCATGATGCCCAACCACTTGTTGCGCAACAGTGCAACTTCGTTAATAATGGTCTCAAAATCAACCACTTCGTCTTCTCCGTCTACATATTTTTCAGCATCTCTAGATGTTAGTGCACGAGCATAGCCTTCTAGATATTTCTGAAAATGCTTGCGACGAATTTTGCGCAGTTGAATATTGAGGTAGTTTAACACAGCTTCAATTTCTTGTAGCTGATTAAATCGTTGCTCAGTGATGCCCGGTAGCTCTTTGATGCGATGTTCAACTATGCCACCAATTCGGCAGTCACGACGGGCAAGTTCCAGCTCTTGTTCGTAATGAGCAATAAAGTCAGGAATCTTGCCTAAGTCAGCAACAACACGGTTGTACCACATTAATTTTCCCAGCGTTCGTCGTCATCAATATCTGACTCTTCTTCGTAGTCGTCTTCGGGTGTTTCTTCTACGTCACGGTTTATGTATGCAGCCAAAGCACGTTTGATTTCTGCATCTCCTTTGAACGCATCACGAATTTCATCTGCGTCATAGTCGTTGTCAATCAAAACTGCAACCACAGTTTCTGCTGCTTCGTTACGGTCTACTACATTTACATACCGGCGAAGCTCGCCCCAAATTTCACTTGCTATATCTGCACTCATTCGGCTGTCTCCTCATCTGTGGTAGTTACTTCTGTAGTTTGATTGCTAAAATCTTTCATCACTATGTCTAGGCAGCTATCGTCATTGCGTTCCCATCCTTTGCGGAACTTCTTGATAATCTCGCCTTCGCTGGTGGTAAACACCAGGCTGTTGCCTTCTTTTTTCAACAGTCCCTTTTTCTCAATCAAGTCAGTTAGTCCTGAGTAAGGACTCATGCCTGTGGTGTAGGGAATCTTGACTTGCACACCTTCAAACGGCTTGGCATAACGTGTTTTCATAACTTTGCAGCCTGCACGAATACCATTGACGTCTGACACTTTGTTGCCGTCCTCGTCCTCTTTGAGCTTCATCTTCTTCATGGCTACCACAATTGAGCTGGCGTAAATGAAACCTTGACCGCCGGAGATTTTATCATCAGGGTCAAACATGTCCTGTGATGCGTATGTGTGATTGGTACAAACCAAGCCCACATTGTATGAACCAAACATGTTCACACAGTTACGCACCAAAGCGGTGAGAGCTTTGGGTTTACGACCCAGGTCACCCTTCATTTCACCAGCTTCAAACTGGTTTACATCAGTGGGAGTCAACAACATGCCCAGACTGTCAATCACAAACAGTACTTTAGGGCGCTCGCCATCGGGTAGTGCTTTGTAATCGCTCATGAAGGTGGAGATGGTCTTGGCCACATCATCAATCATGGCCATACTAAGTTTAAGCAATTTACTTTCACTAGTATCAACTCCCAGGGCCTTGAGCCAGTCTTCGTCCAAGGCGTTTTCTGAGTCGATCAACACCACAAAGATACCTTGTTCTTGAGCATGCTTCACAATGTTGCCACTACAGATATATGATTTGCCTGCACCTGAATCTCCTGCAAAAACAGTGACTTTGCCTAGTGGAACGCCGCGATTGAAATCTCCTGAGATCAGGTAGTTGAGTGCATAGTTGCCTGTTGAGATCCAGTCTGTAGGATCGTTGAAGCCAATGGAAAGTCCATCAATGCTTTTGGTAATTTCCTTGCGGAATTTTGAAATGTCAAATGGTTTGCCCATGTTTTTTCCTTTTAATTTAACTTACTGGTTTTTCATGACTATCAATAGTATAGCCTAGGCTTATTGCTTTGTCAATAAAAATTTGTTTTCTTGATTCCCTGGTTTGATAATCAAGATTTATTGATTTGTTTTCCCACAAATGGATAGCTGATCCAATGGTTATGTTGAAATCTTCGGCTTTTTCGTACAATTCAGTAAGATCCGTTACAATCAACGTGCCGCCTACACTTATCTCTTTCAACGGATTCTTTGCATATTCCACATGGTCTTCCAGCCACTGTAGTGCTGCCTGAAAATCTTTTTCTGTCTCGGTGACATATCCCACAATCAACAACATGATAATATTGATATTGTATTTTTTGGCCATGGCCAGGCTAAAATCAATATCAGCATTGGTAAATTTTTTCTTCATGTGATATCGAATTGAATCCACTAGAGATTCTACTCCAACTACCAGGGTGTCAGCGCCGCCGCGGGCAGCAGCTTCCCAATCTTGTTCAGTCATTTGTAGTTGATTTCTAAAAATAAAGAAACTGCTCCAGGTGATTTTATCATTGGTTTTTGAGTTGTAGTCGGCAATAAGACTCATTAATTTATTGAATTCACTTATACTGCCATTGATCAGACTGTCTCTAAAATAAAAATCTCGTATGTTGGTTTTTCCTATCTGAAACAACATCTCTTTGAACACTTCGTCAGCGTCTCTCTTTTTAAACTTTTTCCAAAGTTTGTGCACATCACAAAATGTACATTTTCGGACGCAGCCGCGACTACCGTACATGGGTATCTGTTTGGTGGTATAAAGATTCCATTGATAATCATCGTAGTTGCTGAAAGGTTGTAGAGACAGATCTTCTAGAACTTGAAAAGTTTCTTGATCAATTCCGTGTGTGCTTGAATTAGTCAACAGGTTGTACAAAGGTTCTTCGCCGTCACCAACAATATAGTGATCAATCAACTTGGCTTTTTGTAACAATTTTCCGTAAGGACGTTTACTTTTTTCATCAGTAAAAACAGCATTGCCGCCAATTACTAATTTTCCAGTAAATTTTTTATCCTGTTTAAGAAGTTTGCACAATTGCAAATTGAATTTTTTAGCAGTCCCACAAAAAAGACTCAAACAAATCCAAGAAGGTTTGTATTCTAATATTCTATCCGCTGAAAAATTCACCAATTCTGTAACAGCTGATTGGGTATCTGCGCATGTTTCGTTTTCTTGATACAAAAACCATCTAGTGATTTTTTCTTGCAGTGCAGAATCAAATTTGTTGAGATAGTGTATGATTTCAATATTTAAATCAAGCGCGACACTACTCAGATCAGTTTTATCAACTACACCTTTGAGTAGTGCCGGTGCCATAAGTGGAGAGTCTGTCTCCACGTATGGTAATGATGCAATAACCACATCAACTTGATTGGCCATGTGTTACTTTTGCTGACGGCTACGAATCATGGCCAATATGTCTTCGGCCTTTTGCGTACCAGCAGGCTTGGCCACTGGTGCGGCTGCCACAGGAACATCGTCTTCGTCAAAGTCACTTGCTGGTGCAGGTGCTGCCACTTTGAGTGCAGGTTTGGCTGCT